GATACCGCTCCATCCTGAATAACCACTTTCTCCATCCTCTCCAATCGTACCATCTGTTCCGGAATAACCACTTATTCCAGACCATCCGCTTATACCTGAATATCCGGAATAACCTGATGATGAGGCTTCTCCTGGCATTCCACTAAATCCTGAATATCCCGATATTCCTGAACCACTATAACCGCTTATTCCTGAACCACTATAACCACTTATTCCACTCCATCCTGAATAACCACTTATTCCAGACCATCCACTTATACCTGAATATCCGGAATAACCTGATGATGAGGCTTCTCCTGGCATTCCACTAAATCCTGAATATCCCGATATTCCTGAACCACTATAACCGCTTATTCCTGAACCACTATAACCACTTATTCCACTCCATCCTGAATAACCACTTATTCCAGATGTTCCATTTGATCCATCTGTTCCTGAATATCCTGAAAATCCACTGAATCCTGATGTTCCATTTGACCCTGAATAGCCTGAAAATCCACTGAATCCTGATGTTCCATTTGACCCTGAATATCCCGATATTCCTGAACCACTATAACCGCTTATTCCTGATGTTCCGTTTGTTCCTGAAAATCCGCTGAATCCTAATGTTCCATTTGACCCTGAATATCCTGACCATCCACTTAAACCTGATGCGGTATATTCTCCATTCAGTCCGGAGAACCCGGAATAACCGCTTTTTCCATCCTCTCCAATCGTACCATCTGTTCCGGAATAACCACTCTTCCCAGACCATCCTGAATACCCTGAAATTCCTGAATTACCATCTAAACCACTCTTCCCAGAATATCCACTTAAACCTGATGCGGTATATTCTCCATTCAGTCCGGAGAACCCGGAATAACCGCTTTTCCCTGAGAATCCCGAAAATCCTGATAATCCAGTTGAACCACTTATCCCGGAATATCCACTTTTCCCAGAGAACCCAGATAATCCAGAATTACCGGTATAACCATTTGTTCCGGAAAATCCACTAAATCCTCTTGATCCAGATTCACCTAACAATCCACTCCATCCTGAATAGCCAGACCGTCCACTTACACCAGAATAACCTGATGTTCCATTTGACCCTGAATAGCCAGACTGTCCACTTACACCAGAATAACCTGATGTTCCATTTGACCCTGAATAGCCAGACCGTCCACTTACACCAGAATAACCTGATGTTCCATTTGATCCTGAATAGCCTGACTGTCCACTTACACCAGAATAACCTGATGTTCCATTTGACCCTGAATAGCCTGACCGTCCGCTTACACCAGAATTACCACTATACCCTGAAAATCCAAGCCCAGAGAATCCGCTGAATCCTGAATGCCCAGACAAGCCAGACCATCCTGAATATCCGGAATTGCCAAGTTGTCCGGTATCAGGTACAAATGAAATCAATCCCATATCTTGCCTCTATTCTCTTTTATGGTTTCCACAAGGTAATCAGGAGGTGGAAAGGCTTCTTTTTGATAAGGACAATCCCACCAATATCCGAATGTATCCGGCCTTCTATATTTCAAACTTTTCAATATATTCACATTTTTATCATGACCAAATATGAAAGGATCACTCTTGGAAAATACTACAAATCCCGGACTTTTTACCAACCATGCCAGATGGTGGAAAAAGTTATCCACACTTATCCACAATCTGGTATCTTTGTCTTTTATCCTGGATATGAGTTTTGTCAATTCATAATCCACCATCTGAACTGTTCCCTGCAAGCCCGGTTCATGGTTGAGTTTAACGTGACAAATACAATCATCGGGGAACTCTTTTTTCAGCAAAATAATCAATTCATTACAGTAATCGATAGGATAAGATTTAGGGTTCTCACCTTTTGGCATAGGATTTGAAAAAGGACTCAGCAATATGGTTTTCATAAGTAGAACTCCCTATAGGCTTCGATCATCGGTTTGTTTTCCCATTTCCTAGATGGCATATACCCGTAAATATTAAATGCTGTTGGATTTAGTATTGTTTCCATTCCAGCAGTATGATATACTTTAAGTCTTTTGTTTGTACCATATCGTTCTATAATGATTGGTATCACTGATTTTTGAGACACAAAGACTTTAATTTCAACATCTTTATATTTTTCTAATACTTCTCCGATGACAGGTATTGCAACAATGGAATCACCAAGTCCGGAATTAAACACCATAACTTTATCCACTTTTGGTTCACGACCAATAGATTTAAGAAATTTCAGGAATACCGATTCGTCGTGTCTCCATAAATCGTCCGTGTTCCCTGATCGGATTCCGCCGTCTTTATTCTGAAAGTGCATGGTTTTTGCTCTCGGATCGACAAGTAATTTGAATCCTTTTATAATAAATCTATATGTGAACATTGTTTCTTCTCTGTGTCCGACAACCGATAAACCGACAGGATACCCAAATTCTTTTGCGATTCTGCGATCAAAAAGGAATGTTGAATGAAGATGCTCGACTTCCATGATTTCATCGAAAGAATACCATTGTACCGAAGTATGTTCGATACAAGGTTCAAGTCTGCTCAATGCGAATTCCGGTAAAGGGACAATCGGTTTTATTGGATTCCATACTAGTGGCCCAACTGCACCTATGTTATTGTCTTTCGTGATGGTTTCCAAAAGATATTGTAAGCAATCAAAGTTCGGAATCTCGTCATCATCGATTCGCCAGATATATTTTTCTGTAATTTCAGATAATGCTTTTTGATGATTGGCGACCTGTCCCGATTTGTTCCCATAAATGATCCTCCAATTTATACCATTCAAAGAAAGAGTATTGAAAATATTTTGATATATTGCGACTGTCCTTAAATCTGTTGGTGAATCGTTGTCATCATAGATAGTCAAGGACTGTGGTTTAAATGCTTGATTAATGATCCCCATAATTGACATTGGCAAAGAATCAAAATATCTCCCTTTGGTTGAAATTTCAACTCCAATGGAAACCGGTTCTTTGATATAGTCAATTTGTTTGTAACTTGATCCTTTTTCCCATATCATTGCAATGCAATCAAATCCACAAAAACTATTCGGAGTATAACCAATAGTCCCGTCTATATTGATAAAACAATATTTGAAATCCGGGAAATGATTTGGTTGAAGTTGATGTAGTTTATGGTGTGGTCCCCACAATCCTGATTCTTCGTTAAAAGGAACGGTAATAATTAATTTCCTACAATATTGTTTTAGTTTTTGAGCAAGTTCTTTCCCATCCTCACAATGTTCAATTACCTCCATAGCGATAATGGTGTCATATTCTCCACTGAAATCATGAATATCCAAAACGGAAAAATGTTCTCCATAATTTTCAATAGCGTATTTTATAATGTCAGGATCATTGTCAAATCCAGAATATTTACATCCCGGCAATGATCCAAAATATCGGTATCCATGCCCGGACGAACATCCGATCTCGGCAATGCTATTACCATATATCTCTCTTTTAGCAAATTCGTAACGAGCATTGTCATTTTTAGCAATATCATCGTTTTTCCCAAATACTCCTCTTTCAAAGTTGTTACCATAATTTAATTGATCATTATACATTTCCCGGAGCTTTTCCCCGTTCTCTTTGTAAACTTGATTATAATTAGGTACAAGGGATTTATCGTGTACTGTTGCTTCTCCATCATGGTATATCGGGAATGTTCCGATCATTCTACCATTTCCAGAATGCAACAATGTTTCTTTTGGAACCTGAACATATTTGAATCCGGCTTGTTTTGCCCGGATACAGTAATCGGTATCTTCTCCGCCTCCGACTCCAAAAGATTCATCCAATAATCCGATGGTGTCAATAACCTTTTTACTGATCATCACGCAGAAAAAAATAATAAAATCATGGTTCGCTTCTGGCGAAAAGTTTCGGATTGGCCCGGTAATACCGATGGATTCATCTTTCAAGAACGGATCTAAAAGAATATTTACCCATGTATCCTGGAGTTGATCCAGTAAAACGGTATCATTGTTAAGAATAATATAGTAATCGGCTGTTCGGTCATGGTTAATCCCGGCATTGACCGCTTTGGAGAATCCAAGAGGATTATCGAATTTGATAAAAGGTATTCTAATATCTGTTAAATATTTATGTGTTCCGTCCGTGCATCCATTGGCAACGACGACAAAATTTACATTATCAATCGACGTATATTTGAGAATGCTATCAATACATGGTATTAGGCATTTCTCCAGATTATTATAGGTTGGAATTATGATGTTTATTTTGGGCTTCGTTTCCTTGATTTCCATCATTTAACCCTTTCGATTAATGTTGAATGAGTTTAACGGTTGCGGTTGTTACTGCTTTTGTATGTAGATAAAGAATTTTCGCCACTCCATGAGGAACGTATAACTGAATAATAAGGTTTCCTCCTGCAAACATGATGTCGTTTGCCGTATTGAAAGTATAAGTACTATCTTTGGAGAATGACAAATAAAAAGGATTATTTGATTGTAAAGTTATTGCCATAATATTATTGGAAATTTCCGTTGCTATCTGGGGAATCCCGACGGTATGCACCAATGCGGGACACACAGTCCATAAAGAATTGGCAAGGCTGTAAAGACTCGCCTGTTCAAACTGCTGATTCTGTATCATTATTTACCTCTTCTTGGTTTGGATTATTCTGTTCAAAAGTCAACGTAAAGAATTTTATAAATGGTTTCATTGACGTAGATATTCAAATATTTGACCAATAGATCACGATCTATGAATTGTGTGACAAGATAATTGGCCGTTGATCCGCCGGTTGTCCCACCGGACCAATATTGTCCATTAATTCCGGAGAACCCGGAATATCCGCTTATCCCGGAATATCCCGAAAATCCTGATAATCCAGTTGAACCACTTATCCCGGAATATCCGGAGTATCCCGATCGTCCAGAAAATCCTGAATATCCGCTGACTCCATTTGAACCGGGCCATCCATCCATTCCCGGGAATCCGCTATATCCACTTTTCCCGGAATATCCGGAGTATCCAGAAGTTCCGTTCGATCCTGTTCCCCCGGAGTATCCAGAATACCCCGATCGTCCAGAAAATCCACTATACCCCGACGTTCCGGAATACCCGGAATATCCTGATACTCCATTCTTTACCAATGTTACCGCCACCATATCGTTATTTGTGAATGATCCGGCCTGAACAGAATATGTTATACTGGTAAAACATGTTGCAATTCCTAAATCTGAAACTCCACCGATGGAACCAATCCAACAAACGGAATTGTCAGTTGTTTTTCTAAGGATTATAATATCTCCGGAAATAAACGAAGAAACATATCCATATACATCTGAACCATAATAGTCTAATCCATAACACACAACCCAGGGTCCATCATTTGTCCCCATACAAATTTTCCCACTGGCTAATAATGATCCGGTTATATATTGATATATTGTCGCCCCTCCATGTGATCCGGCAGTACCCGAATAACCTGAAATCCCCGATCCTGAATAGCCACTATATCCAGATTTCCCAGAGTATCCCGAAACACCTGAATATCCCGACATCCCAGAATAACCACTCCATCCCGAATACCCGCTTATTCCCGAATACCCGCTTATTCCCGAATACCCGCTTATTCCCGAATACCCCGATTTTCCTGAGTGTCCAGAATAACCACTCCATCCTGAATACCCTGACTGGCCAGAATATCCGGAATAACCGCTATTCGCTTTTCTAATCCAATCGGTATAAAATAACCCGGTTCCCGTCAAACTTCCCTGAACGGTTTCCAATTTCAAACTAACATAAGAAGCGTAAGAAGTCCTTGTATTAAGCGTTCCTCGATAATATTGTCCATTTGAACTTACAATAACATCATCCCCTATACCGATCGATTCAAGCCACGTTTTCCCGTCTTGTCCGTAATGCGTTGTGTTGTTATAATTAATGTAATAATATGTTGCATCATTATAAAACGTAAATTCTCCTGCATTCGTTGCGCTTCCCTGATTCCACACCATGCCGGTTCCTGCCATGCGACCCGACATCCCAGAATAACCACTCCATCCCGAATACCCGCTTATTCCCGAATACCCGCTTATTCCCGAATACCCGCTTATTCCCGAATACCCGCTTATTCCCGAATACCCCGATTTTCCTGAGTGTCCAGAATAACCACTCCATCCCGAATACCCGCTTATTCCCGAATACCCCGACATCCCAGAATACCCTGACTTGGCCATTAATTGCCAGTTGGTAGGGACTGCACTTGGTGATTGTGGGTCTCCTGAATATCCGGAAATACATATCCACGATGATCCTGATTCTTCCACTACATCTCTTTCCTCATATCCACTGGTATAGCCACTTGTCCCTGAATAACCACTTCCTGTCCACGTCCCTCTCCAATTGAAAGAGTATCCACTATATCCAGAAGATCCAGATACCGAACTTCCATCGGTAGATGAACTCCCACCGCCGGTCGCTGTCGATCCTGATGATGTTCCTTTGTCGATGGTACGTAAAATATTCCAGGTTTCCTGTAAAGACTTTTCGATATTCTTATGTGTTAAATCTTTTTCATTATTAAATTTAAAGGTTCGTTCTTTAAATACCATTCCCCCACCTTCCAGTATTCAGACGGGACTTCTTCATCGAAAAATCCATCCCGGAGTATCCCGAAGTTCCGAAGAACGTCATAATGAGTTCATGATAAAGAAAGAATGGGGATACTAATTGACCAGAATATCCGCTTGGAGAAGGAGGGAAACTGCCAGCAAATACATCATTTGTCTGGTTGTCATAGCCAGAATACGATATGCCGACATTTCCTTTATACCATACCATAATCTCATCCAGCTTTTTATAAAGTTCAGGATGTTGATTATCTTGGAATTTCGTCCGAAAACTCCAATTTATGTTTTCCGAAAACCATTTGGAATCATGATTTAAAGAAGCGAATGTCGATTTGACTCCACCTGAGACTCCATAACCTATCAGACGTGTTTCGGAATCGTTGAAATAACCGGTAAACGAAAAATCATCCAAGCGGATATACCAGTCATTGTAGTTTCGGTTCCATACCAAAACATGACCATTTAATATTACAAAAAGTTCGTTATTCTGATTATCAAAAGCAAAGTATGAATTGGCGTCAATGTAGGTTCTATAAAATTCCCTTATCTTTGTAATTCCCATCAATGGCTCAGGATCAGTCCCGGCAAAAGCATAAATATCATCTTTCTCCATTACGTAGAGAATATGATCAAGAACGATATATCCTTTGACAGGATATAGTCCATGCCTGGTAAAGGAGGTATCTTGGAAATATGTCTCACCGGTCATCTGTCCCTGGGTGATGGAGTTTCTTTTCAGGATAATGAATTTGTCATCTCTTGCGACAATGACCATGTTCCTGTCAAGATCACCAGCTCCTGTGGAAATCAGATTGGTATCCGGAAACACGTCGAATTTATTCTGTACCGAATATCGGACAAAATCTTCTTCTTCATCTTCGAGAGAAGTAACATAAGCCCGATCCCCGATGACAATATGATGAGAATAGTTAGGTGATATATTGTCGGTACTTACAGGAATATCGGAATATTCGCTATAATCGTATCCATCCCAATCCATGTTGTCACATCCAAAAACTACTGTAATTTTACTCGATCCATAAAATGATTTTCTTTTAAAGGCAAGTGTTTTATATGTTCCAAGACTACTAATATCATCGGAAAAGTAAATCTCTACATCATAATAATATTCTTCTATTAAATCTGTCCCATTATTAATCCAAGATTGTGTTATTGAAGGAACTAATGCCATTGTGGTATCAATAGATGTTCCACTCGACGAATATAATCTAACAGGACATCCAGAAGCAGAGAAAGATTTTAACTTCATCATGTTTTTATATTTATCAAGCATTGCTGAATGTGGAATTTTACTATAATTGCCCCATCTTACTATAGATACTAAGATTTTCGCTCTAATTGTTTGAGTCGTATAACCAGAGAAAGTACATATATCATAATTATATGACTCTTTGTCGGAATTTGATCCATCATTAGTAAGTTCAATATACTTATAAGACATCTCGTCGTCTTCATCTGATAAATTTACAAAATCAACAACTTTATAAACAACAATTTCGTCATCACTTTTGGCGGCAATTTCACTTCTTCCTATACACAATGCAATTCCAGTTAGTCTTTTATTTAATAAAGAACCATTGGTACCAGTTGGCAAATTGATTTGAACTTTAGAGAAATTATAATAATCTTCATTTGCGATATAAGAAAGAATAATATTTGCCAAAGGCAATTTCATTAAAGAAATCTGATGATCATCATAAATAAATGCTATTTTGTAATAATGATAGTATGTACTTACACTATACATAGCTTCAATTTGTAAGTCTGTATATCCATAAATATATTTACCGCTCTGTCCCCATCCAGCCGAATAATCTGAATTAAAAAAAGACATACATCCATTTGAGTAACTTATAATATTTCCAGAATATCCAGAAAATCCTTCTATGTTTGATTTATCTATAATCCATTCTTTTGAAATTATTCCAGAATTACCCCACGTTCTGTCAATTCTTCCATACCATAGAGGAACAGTCGTTCCTGTTATTCTTACAATCCCATTATGATAAGAGAATCTTATCCCGGATGCTGGAACATCGACTCCGGAAATTGTTCCGCTTTGTGCCACCAATTCATCAGTACTAACATCATATCCGGATGTCTTATATATGATACGTCTTATCTGTCCGATATTGTCATGATAGAGGATGAACCGTTTCCATCCGTATCCTGAAACTGCATCTTGATCGCTTGATTCAGACAGATCATCGGTTACTTCGATAGCTGTTGTTATTCCTGAATATCCGGAATTTTCAAGAATCGTCAAATAACCATGAACAGACTCCCATTCTCCAATTCGATTACGCCTTAAATTAACCACCTCAAGATGTTCGTTTTCTCCCATTTCATTTGGAGAAATATCTGAAAGCATTGAACCAGGGATAATAGGAATCTGTTCTTTTATCATTATTGCTGTCCTATGAACGGGTCCATTGGTGATCCGTTGAACGTCGAATCACCGAGATTTCCTCCAATGATTGTTGGAGTTGTGTTCTGGCTTGACCAGGTGTCTGTTGCCATTGTTCGGGTCAGTTCGTTCAGCAAAATAATGTCAACTTTTGCTTTTGGGTATTCTGGCCATAATTCAATACACGTTTCATAAATCAGAATCTCATGGAACGCAGACCTCCATTCTGGAGTATTGACTTCGCTTGTCGTAACAACCAAGTTATCTTCTTTGTTTACCAGTATTCTTCCGGTAGAATAATATCGAATATCGATGATTGTATTCTGATCGATTACCTGAGAAAATTTTATTTGACCTTCTTCGATTGTATAGAGACCGGTCTGATCTGTGTTTCCCCACATCACATTAGGTTGAACATAAACACGGGAAGGGTTCATCCAGTAGATTTCTATAAGATCATCAGGAACGGGAACAAACAAGGTTCCTACTGGTAAATCAGAAAAACTTATCCTTGAAGATCGATGAACAAGTTTGTACCTATTATTGAGTCGTTTATAAATTCGGTTCATGCAACGACGGATTTTAGGTTCATCTTCAGGTAATCTCATTCGATCATTTCCGATTCGGACTCCGACATCCTCAATTAAATCTTTAATGACATTTGCCATTATGCTTGTGCCCTAAGGTTATCAGGATTTACGGTTTTCCCAAAAGCGGAAAGAACGCCATTCAACCGGTTCTGTAGATCGATATAATCGGCACGAGGATCAATTCGGTCCCGGCTGATATAATCGGCTTTTGCCAGTTCAATCAAAGCGGCATCGACGATGAAATTGTGATAGGCTTCCGGAATGATGGGAATCAGGGCATACCAGATATCGACAGGACTTCCAGGCCACATTTCTTCCCATTCTCCATAGGTAAGTTGTAAAGCCATTTCTTTTGTTCGACCAACATAGTCGGTGCATTTGGTAATTGTTCCACAAGTCAACTGCCCATCGGAATCATTATACAGAGCAACATCGTAATCATTATAAATATCGTCTCTTACTTTCCCGTCATATCCTAGGGTAAGTCTAGTAGTATCATCGTACTGGCTTTGTCTTAGTTTGCCCTTTGAGAAAACCAGATCGGTTGTCCGTTTCCAGTAAGAAAGACGGAGATTGTTTGTAATGTAAGTTTGCGTTTGACCGGCGACGGCGGTCGGATCAATCCGGGGAAAAACAGCAATCTTTGGTCCTTCATCAACGGCATAAGGATAAAGTCGGTTCATCGGATAATTGACGTTTTGCCCAACGAGAATCTTGTCCCGAATATCGACGATGGTACAGACTTTCAGTTCGGGAGTTTCGGTTGATCGCAAAACTGAAATCACTTCCTGACAATCTCCGGGTTTGTTAATGTAGGTAAAGAGTTCAGTCCCGGCAGAATTATCGATAGTTACGTCGATCGTTTTAATCAGGTCGTTTTTATATGTTTCAAGAAGATACTGTGATATGAATCCCATAGCCTTGTTGATATACCGCATCACTTCAGGAGTACCTATTTTTTGGCTTTCATGCAGACCTGACATATTTCTGACGGTTGATAGAATTTCAAAAGCATCCATGTTTTAATCCTTTGTTAATTGGTTATGTATTTTTGGAGTTCAAAATTAAACAACTCCATGAAATTCTTATAGAGTTCGAGCGAATAAGTATTGACTGTTGCACTCAAAGCTGTGGAATAATATACAATAAGGTTAAACTTATCATCGCTAAGGAAACATGGTTGAGCGGGATATCCTCCACTATATCCGGATACTCCTGAAATTCCAAGATATTGTTGACGTACATATTGCATTGAAGATACATAGATATATTTAATTCCACTGGCGACTGTTCCTGATGGGGATTGTTCCATAACAAGTTTTCCATTATATCCGCTGGTATAGCCGGACCATCCTGAAAGAGGTATATTATTTATTATGGTTCCATAAGGATAGAGGTTCATTGACTGGCGATCTACATTATCTTGTGTGAATCCGGCGGCGGGGACGGTTATGAGTTCTCGGCCTCGGTTAGTTCCCGTGATTGTCCCTGAGAAGTCAACATAGATTTTTATCAGTCGGAGTAATCCGTCTGGCAAATTGTAATCTGTTGTTCCGGAAGATATATTTCCATATCCGACGTACACGCCTTCCGATATTTTTTTTATCGGCAATGTCATCAATAAATGGCGTTGAGCCTGATTGATATTTTCTTCTATTTTGAACCTGGAAACATTAAGAGATATATTATCGATTTGGAGATTTTTACAGACTTCTGAAACAAGGACATTAGCGGCGATCATTTATAACTCCCTTAAAATTGAGGGACGGGAACGGCCGTCCCTCGGTGTTGGAAACGAAGGCCAGGGCTGTTAAGCCCCTTTTTTAAGTATGAGCTTTCCACCCAGTCAGGGTTCGGACATAAATCAAACCGGTTGCGGTATCTACCATGATTGTTCCGGCATCTACTCCATCAAACGGTCCCCCACTCGCACCGGAACATCCGGAGCCGACAACTACTTTGGGTTTCAGGGTTTTGTCGGTAGATTCCATCGGCATGACATACGCTGTACCGCTATATCCGGAAAAGGTGTCATCTATACCTGCATGAGCGATTCGTGGAATATTGGGATTCATTTCAACAATAGCCATTCAATACCTCCTTAATCCGGGATCGGAGACTTGCCGATAGGTTTTCCTTTTGGCAGTTCCGGTTCAGGAACAGGTTCTTTTTTTTGTTTTGACTCGTTTTGTTCCGTTATATTTGGAATGGGTTCAGGGATTTCCAATACCTGAAGTTTAGAAATTTTTTCAGGTTCTTTGTCATTCTCTTCCATGACAAAAAATGGACGTTTAGACAGAATATCCGGATTCTGTTCCAGCAACATCTTAGCAGTATCATCCGGGATTTCTGTCGGTTTGTCGGGATACACGGAATAGATATACCTATAATCCGGAATGAGCATTGGTCCTTTTCCGGAATCTTTCATAAGGTATATTCTTCGTTGTACTTTACCATACAGTTTCATTAATGCCTCCTATTAATAAATGGGCTGCGAACAGTAGGTCAAACAGATAGCGGAACCATCATTAATAAGATACTGTCCAGTAGTACCATCGTCCACGTTCCATGAATCGGCACGAGACCATCCTTCGATAATATGATACTCAATACCTTTGTTGAACTTGTAATCGGAATCTTCATCGACGAATTCCATATTGGTTCCGGTAGCCTTGAACATGGCATTTGATCCGAAAATAATAGCTCCGAAAATAGATCCGGTAGTCGGATCAGTTTCCCAGTCGGTGATACTGGTGGAAGCGGTCGGGTTAGTCAATCCCCAAACAGGTTTTCCGCTGGCAACAGTTACGGGGAAAACGGAATTTCCGGCATCAAAGATAGCGAATCCGGCATAAATATATTTTACGTTATAAAGAAACGGATTCTTTTTGGAAACGGACTGAACGAAAGCCGCATTGGTAATAGCCTGGAATCCGGGATCTGCTTCAAGTTGGGCGATCTGCCAGGGATGGGCGGCGATACCAATCAGTCTCATTCCGTCATCGGTAACAATCGGACGTAACCGTCGAACAATCGATTCTGATTTTAAACCTTGCAACAAAACAGTATCAAAGGCATCTGGAACACCCATTGCAGTCACCATTGTTCCGAGGGTGGTTTCATATCCTGCTGTACCAGGGAATCCTCCGGTATAAAGAACTTTTCCCTGATTCCGGACAAAGACATGGGGATGAGAAACGATACTGACACCGGTAGTCGGGGTATTGCGATTTGAGAACATTACATTATAGCTCCACCCGTTGTAAAAGGCATAACTAGCTTGCATATAGTTCTCTACGGTTGCATAATGATCTCGCAATTGAGGATAAGCATTTTTCACCATGTTAAAATCTTTGGTTGTCTGTTTTGACATCCATCCTTCCTGAACCTTTACGGCATGACGAAGAATATCAATTCTAACCTTTGCAAAGTTAATTTTCTGTGTTTCTTCTCTACCGATCATCTGATTGACACCGATAGTCGGTGCATTGGTCAGACGACGCAAGGTTGGGACACGCAATTCTTCACCCATCTGTTTATTTAGTTCGGAATGAACGACAACGGGAGAATCTGTTACTTTTGCGTCCTGACTATTCTTTGCCGGTCGCATATTCGGCGTAGTAAACTTAATAAACTGTCCCCAGAACATGTGATCATGCGCCTCAAATTTCATCTTTGACGCAAGAATCTGGGGTAGATTTGCTGAGAAATTTTGGTTCATTATACCCATTAAACTACCTCTTTCTTGGAGTAACCTCTATCCCAAAACTTTTGAGTGCTGAATCTAGTTCACCAGGTGTCATGCTATCAATATCATCCTGATTTACAGTAAGTAAACGTTTCCCAGGATTGTCTTGTGTCTGAGTTGGTTGACGATCAAACGGACTTCCATTGGTTGACGCTTTTTGAACATTCCGAATAGCTTCAACATAACCCTGCTGTTTTGACTTTGATTTATCTACCTGTCCGATTTTATTTCTGAAAAAGTGATTAAAAGACATTTCCAGAAAATCTTTATCCATTGGAACGGGTAATCCTCGATTATCGAACTTCATATTATTTGAGACAAAGGTATCCCAAACCTGATATTCCGGAGATTTAACTAATTCATTTGTTTTTTCCGATTCAGTTTCCGGATTAAAACCAAGTCCTTCTTTGATGATAGAACCTACATTAGTTCTTAAAGTTGACTGTATTTCAACTTGGTGTTGATATGCCAGTTGTTCTTCTCGTTTTTGAAATTGAACTATTTGGTTTTTATACCGTTCTTGATTGATAAGGTATTTACCATAGGCTTTAGGATCAATGACGGAAAGGTCTTCCAGTTCTTCTTCGGTAAGTTCTTTCTCTGGCTTAATTGTTTCGAGTTGATCTTTATCAAGTTTGGCAATTTTTTGTTCATATTCTAATTGACGACGTTTGAGTTCAGCGATTTCCTGTTTTGACCTTGTCAATTCGGCCTGAGTATCTTTGAGGGGATCGCTGGTAATTGGGTTACCATTTTTATCCAGTTTGACGGACTGGTTGGCATCATTTTTTTGTTCTGTTACCGGTTCTGATTCATTTTTATCAAGCTCAGTATGTTCCGGTTCTTTTGTTTCAGCTTTTTCCTGATTGTCTTCTTTTAATTCGGAATCAGGTTCAGCGGATTTTTTACCTTCGGTCTGGGTAGTTCCCTCTTCTTTGAGAATGGAATCCAGTTCTTCAGGGTTCATTTCGTCGAGGTCGAATTCAGGTTCTTGGACCTGGGGATCGATAGTCTCGCCTTGAATGATTTCATCCGGCATAGGTACAGTTCCTTCCTGATTAATGATTATCTTATTCCGACTTTCACTTTAAAAAGTGAATCGGCGGCGACGATGGTTTTGGTTATTTTCCCTCTGACATCAAAAAATGAGATTTCACGAGGGATTTTCAATTTCAGGACATAAGAACTATCAGGTAAACCATAATAAAGGTTCTTACAAATAAGGCTATCGATACGCAGTAAACTATCGAGACCCGCATTATACAATCCAAGAGTTCCAGTAGCAAATCCGCCGACAGTGTCTGTACCAATGATTGAATAATATTTCAATTTAAGAATATAGCCGGAAGTATCTACGTTACTTTCTTTTACGTAGAGTAGGAAGTTATCTTCTACAATTGGAGCATAGTTTGTAGATCTAGGTTTAAGACCTCTTGTAACCATCTCAGCACAACTGACTCTGACGGTGATAGAGTCAATCTGGGATACATAACGAGAATCCGGTATAACTCTATTAATGGCATAGTTGATCGTAAAAAAGTAAGAGAAACACGAGATCAGGGTTAAAATGAAAACCAAAAGACGTTTCATTTTTTACTCTCTTTCTGTTGGTCTTTGGAGACCATTTGCATAACATCTTTCAAAATACCTGAACCGATTTTTTGACGTTCAATCATGTATTTTCCTTGTTCTGACTCCTTTCTGGCTTGTTCCTGTTGCAATGAGGCCTGGGTTTGTTCCTGCTGTTGCTGGTTTGCCTGGGCCATTTGTTGTTCCATCATTGATTGTTGTTGCATTCCCTGTTGTTGTTGTGCTTGCATCTGCATTCCCAAGAATTGATAAATTGATTCGATAAACCGATTAATATCTCCGATCCCTGTATCTTCGAGTAACCATTTCCAATCGATGGCTGTCGCTACAGGAGAAGACAACAACTGAGCCACGACATTGACAAGTTCCATTTTCTGCATAGATTTAATTTGTTTTGTAACGGGGTCACGTGATTCAAGATCAGGCATGACTTTATATTCGCCTACAGTTAGATCATTCAATATTTGGTCTCCCAACTGTTGATTGACAACCATCTCTGTTTGACTTGTCGAATTTGATTGTGTAATAACGAAATAACGTTCAGTTGTCAAGTTTTGTTGGATTAGCGTGATGGCTTTTTGGAATATTCTTTGTTTAAGTCTTCGGATATTTTGGTATATTGTTGTTAATGCTACTTTGCTTTGATTTACTCTTTGGGCGTAGAGTGATGCGTTTTCTTGTTTTGTTTCCTGAAAACCCATTTGGTTAGGACTGATCCCAACCACTTTGTAAAGAAATTCGTAAGCCTCTTGGGAGAGTTTACTTTCGGAAATTGGAAAAACGGTGGTATCAATTTTTTGAATTGCATCTTTAAGGTTATATCCTTCCTTTACCCAGATTGCTATACCAGGCTGACTCCCATACATTTCAACCATTTCAGGATTAACGAGTTGGTCTTTATGCCCGATGAATCCGGCATTTATTTGTTTATTGATAATATCCTGAACCCTATTATGCCATTGATTATAACTATCTTGTGGGCCTTTAGCGTTTTGGAATATTCCAAAATGGTCAATTGTTTTCCTTCCATAGTTATAAGCTGAGAAAGGAATAATATCAAATTTACCGTCCTGGATTTCGGATTGTTTTGTTTCCAGTTGGTAGAGCAATCCTGGAATGACAGTCGTGATATTTTTTATTTTTACCATTTGTTCGACGATTTGGACTTGTGGATTTGCCGCAAAATAAAGCAATCTTTTTTTACCTTCGAGTGTCAAGATTTCCGAAGTTCCCCTTGTAGGATCGATGGCGATTTCTGCTTTTTCGAGTTCCATTTCGTGGAATTCTATAACTCTATATTTTCCTATAGCATTATCAAAGAATTCAATATCATTAATAACATGGTCATCTTCCGGGGAAACAAGCATATCAATATCTTCTTTGTTTTCGAGGTATTCTTGCAGTTTATTTTTATGTTTAGGCCAGAATTTAAATATTTCTTCTTTACTCATCCATCGTGATCTGGCGACGAATCTGGCATCATCGAGCATAGTTTCTTTTGCGGCGGAATCAAAAACGACTTCAAACTCATCGATATTTTTTAAAACAAGTGATCCATCAATTTCCAATTCGTCTGACCATCGGGGATAGGCATATCCTTTTTGGATGATTCCGGCCAGGATAGTTTGTCCGAGAAAGAAGTCAAATTCGCCTTCATACCCGTAATGTTCCATGAGTTGTTGAAGTTTTTCGGCTATAGCGTAATCTCCACCTGCTTTAGGGAATACCTTGATACCAGAGTTGTTCATATAGAAATCACCAAGAACGTTATTAAATACTGGGAATATGATATTGAAAACGTCTGTTGGACGCCGTTGGGATTTGTACCAAGCTATCTGTTTAGAAGAAAACTGTTCTCCTGAAAGATAACGATATCCTTCTTCCATTTTGTTATAGAGAGGAACAAAATTATCAAATTCAGTTCTCCATAATCTGGAGATCCGGACAACGTTTTTATTGATTTTTTCTGGCTGGACAATATCAGACATATACCCCGTCCGGTATAACGTTTATGGCTTTTGAATAAGGATAGCCGTAATCTTTTGCTGGTAACAGGTTTGTTCTTTCATAAGAAAAACTCACAGGAACCATAGCACCATAACGGATACAGTCGGAAAAATCTTTTCCAATTTCCTTGACTGTTTCCGATATTTCTCTTTTTTCCAATTGTTTACCGGCATATTCGTCATAAGAATAATTCCTCATAGCATAATCTGTATTGAAACAACGATCACCGACAACCAGATTGGGAGTTTCGTCGATACCATTTTTCAAAAGTTCTTTGACTCTTTTGTGTCCTTGTGCGAGTTCATCGATAACATTCCTGATTAATCCGATTCTCCATCCTATTTTTCCTGCTTCGCTAATAAATTCCTCTGCTATACTCATTCCTGTCATGTGGTCTCGTTTATTTCCAAAATTCGGATCAATAACTCGATCAATCCTATTCTGAGGAATTCTGAGTTCTTTGGTTTCGATTTTGTGCATCCATTTTATAAAATCGCTCATAGTTAAAGGATCGGCATTTTTTATCTTATGAAAAGGTGCATTATCATAAACATCGTCATATATCGAAGGAAATTCCCTGATAACTTCCCACTTCATGCAGTAATTTATACGCATCCAAATAATGGCTGGAGGTCTTCTATCGTGAGGGTCTATCACCATACGCCACATATAATTCCATTTATCTGGAGCATAAACATTTAATATTGGGACAAAATGTATTGCAGGGTTATAGGTTTTATATACTCTTCCTGTAAGGAATTTAAATTCTCCATCACGTCGGGCTTCTAATTCGTCGGGGTCATAGTTTTGAAGAGTTCTGTTAATATCTGTTTCGTAGAGGAAACCTTTTGGATGGTCGCCGAGTTTAGGAAGTCTCCATGTTCCGCCGAGTTCAACACAGTTTAACCAGACGGGGACTTTTTGCCAGTATTTACCTGAGTCTTTAGTATTTGCCTTTGATGTAATTTCATCTACAAACCATGACGCTGAGAATAAAGGAGTTGCGGCAATGATAATGATACCACCACGACGTAATCTTGACCAGCAAGCTTTATAAATAGCTAAAGGTGGAGGTTCATCAAACACTATGATCCCCACATTAGCAGATTCAAACGTTTCTATTTCCTGATCGATAGTTTTAAAATTCATTGACCAACCTTCTTCAAACTCCACTGATGACACAAAATTTTTACCATCTTTTGAAGAGTGATACCTACCAAGTGCCTCATCTTTACCAGCCCACAATTTCCATTCATCCCATATTGACAGCAAAGAATCTTTATTTGAAACATACCATATCTTCTTTGGCCATGTTGACGGGAATTTCCTAAATAGTTCATAATTGTAAAAACCGGATAACTTCTCTCCATTGTCCACATCAATAATATCTTTCCATCCGTTCTTTTCACGTTTAATAATATTCAACAAAAGATTAATAACCCCGGAAGATTTACCAACTCCATTTCCAGATGTCATCAAAAATATTCTCCTACCAGTCTCCAAACACATTCCTACTTCTCTGGAAAAATCAAACTGAGCACGATTCGGCATAAAATAAGCATAAGACGGACTCTCTGCCACTAACTTCAATAACTTCTCCGACTTGTCCTTCCCTATCTTGCCACGTATCTCTGCCCAGTTAAGACCCAACAATATCCTCCAACTTCTTTGAATAATCCGCAGAAACCAAAACCCTTGTAGCAGGTTCATTCATTCCGTGATTAACCTGCAAAACAAATTTTCCAAATGGACTATCTATCTTCTTCTGTAACCCGTTCTTTATTATCCGGTTCTTTATTATCTCTTTCGCTACCGCTAATTCCCTGTCATAACGAGCACTCTTTCCTGTCCAGTCATCTATCATCTTGATCGGATCAAACCCAATCTCAACCGCAAAATCCGTTACACAATAACAATCCTCATGTACCTTCACATACTCCACTACACCCTCTATTACCCTCTTCATCTCCCCTATCATTACTCCATGCTTCTTCTTTCCCCTGGCCTTCGCAACAGTCTTATACGACACCAACGCTTTCTTTATATTCAATCCCTTTTTTCCTTTCCCGAAATTTTTTTTTCCCCCTCCACAAAGCCACTCCCCCCCCTCTTTTTATGCACACGGCAATTACTTCCTACCTGTCATTTTACTACCCATACAACTTCATGGACAGATAATACTACTTGTTCCATAGGCTACCCCATCCCACTGACTCGACTTTGTAACATTGATTACATTGTAACATTTGCCGCGTTGTAACATTGATTACGTTGTAACATTTATTGCGTTGTAACACCGATTGCGTTGTCATACCGATTGCGTTGTCACCCTTGCAACCCTTGTTACATTGTAACCCTTGTTACATTGCAACCGTTGATTACATTGTAACGATACTACAATGTAACGATGATACAATGTAACCTTGTCACCTTTGATATGTTATAGCATTGTAACATTGCAATCTATTATGACTAAGCTACTTACTAACGTTTACACATCAAACACATCGTACCGGATAACAACCCCTTTTCTTGGATTTATTTCCTCCAGAAAA